TTCCTCTACGAGTTCTTTGTGCGATTGCGTTCGCATCTCTCTCGATTTGGAACAGAAGACCCTTGAACTTCTCTACAGACCATCTACCGTTGGAGTCGATGTCCAGGTCAAACATGCCAGCAGTGGCAGTGTTGGAAACAGCACCTTGCTCAGCAACCTTGTAGATTGTTCTGATGACTTCTCTGTTGATCTCAGCAAGGATCTCAGTAGAGAGAATGTTAGCAAGTTCTGCTTCAGCATTCAGACCATGGATAGCTCTGAGGTCCTGAGCAAGCTCCAGTGAGTACTCAGCCTTCAGGGCTCTTGACTTAGCAGTTACAGTGACTTTCTCGATTGAGAATGCCATCTGGTTGAAAGCACCATCAGCATCTACTGTGCCAAGGGCTTCTGCTTCACCAGTGGTCATGCCAGTGCCTGTATTGTAGGCTTGGTTATCACCAGCGCCACCAACAGGGTTCAGTACAGATGGGTTAGTTCCACTCTGTGAAGTAGTACCCATACCAACAGCCTGCTGAGAAGCAGAGTTGGCAGCAGTAAGACCCAATCCAACATTCTGTCCAGAGAATGCTGTATCTACTTCGTCGAAGAAGGTTTCTGTACCAGATTGAGAATCCTTTCTGGATCTCATTGCGAAGATCAGTCCAGTAGGACCATTCATTGGTTGAACACCAGCCAGGTCATATGCAACCAGGTTAGGCATTGCACGTCTGATCAGGGAGATCAGAACAGGGTCAAAACCAGCTACAGGACCAGCAGCGGCAGCACTACCAGTGAAACCACCTGTGCCTGCACTGTTAGTGGCAGATGCAGCAGGAGGTCCCTCCATCAGGTTCATACCTGTGGAGAATGCTTGCTCTTCTTTTAAAAACTTTTCTTGGTTCTCTAACAGGACAGCGGTTACTGCTCTTCTATGTGAATCTTTGATTGGGTCAAGACCTTCATAGTCGAGAAGTGGACTCCACTTTTCCTGCAGATGCTCTGATTGGAACATTTGCGTTTACCTTAATTTGTTTACGTTTGAATTAATCTTAAATTCAGTTACCTTTGAAGGCACCCAGAGTTCTGAGATAGGCATCCATGCTGCTAGTAGTAGGAGCAGGAGTGCTGTCTACACCCTCGGAGAGGGTCTCAGGTGTTGCCTTAGCTGTGGTTGTTCTGGAGAAGTATGACTCCTTCAGGGTTTCCAGCTTTTCACGATATTCTTGCTCACTTTCAAACTCAACACTTTCGGCAAGTGAAGCGAGCTTCTCTTTCTGAGTGTCTGCAAGACCATCAGAAACTTGATCTAAGATTCCTTGAGCAGAAGACTCAGCAAGTCTCTTGTTCAGGGTGATATTCTTATCGATCTGCTCGTTGAGCTTGGTTTCCATTTCATCAAGTTTGTCTACCATACTCTCTAAGACATCATACTTATCTTCAGGGATTGTTACATAATGTTCTTCAAAAAGACCCTTCATTCCTGAAAGGAATGATTCAGTCATCTCAGTTTTGAGTCCTTGCTCTACAGCAAGCTCATTTTCTACCATCCATTCTTGAGCAACATACTCAAGATAGGAATCTACTCTCTCTTGAAGTGAACCTTTCAGTTCCTCAGTTGCTTCAGTAATTCTGGCAGCATACTGAGCCTCAAGAGCCTCTTGGATTTCTTTGACTTTTGCTCCAAGAGCAGCTTCAAAGATTGTTCTTGCTTTCTCTTTGAATTCTTCAGAGAGTTCTTCACCACCAAAGAGGGCATCTACATCCTCTTCAATATCATACTCTTCAACTGTCTCTTCAGTTTCTTCTACAACTTCATCAGTGACCTCTTGGTCCTCTTCAATAGTTGCTTCAGTATCTACTTCCTCATCTTCCTTCATACCTTTAGGCATAGGATCAGCAGGCTTAGCACCTTTGGTAACTACATCCTTGACAGTGGCAAGCTTAGGCTCTTTGAGCTTAGCAGAGTCATCATCAGGTTTGTAGTTATAAGGTGTTGGTCCTCCCAGATCCTCTACAGAACCCAGTTGTGTTCCTGGATCAGCCATAGTGGGCATAGGATCAGCAGGTTTCGCATTGGCATTCACAGCAGTCTTGGATTGCTTTGTGCTTGCCTCCATTTCTTGTAAATCTCCACGAGACATTTGAACTCTCCGATTACCTTATTTAATCTATATTTATTTAGTAATTTGATAACCTCAAAGGTTATTCAGGAACTTATTGAAGAGATCCAACTTCTTCTCATCAAGTTGTTGTTGAGTGACAAGTGTGTTAATCTCTTTATATGTTTTAGCAGCATACTTCTCACGAAGCACACCACCATCCCATACCCAGTCCTTACCCTCCATAATTCCTTCAACAAATGCATCAGGTGCTGAAGGATCAGCAACAATATCAGCTGCTGTTGCCAGCATGAAATCATCACCTACAACATTGACACCCTCTCTTGTAGGTTTCAAAGAACCAATGCCTCTGGATGAAACTCCCAGTTTGACACCTTCATCAATAAGATTCTGTGCAATCTTACCCATGGGGGTGCCAAGAATTTTTGCTTTACCAATAAAATTGCTTCCATTTTCTTTCAGTGAAACAATCTTATGTGATACCCTGTCAAGGTTTACAGTTGGTCCATCTGGATGTCCCAGTTCACCAAGTGCTCTACCTGAGTTTACATGATTTTCTGTGTATCTTTGGACCTCTTTTCTCAGAGTCTCCATTGGATACATTCTACCATTACGATTTTTGATATCTCCCTGCAGGAAGACACCTTCAATATACATTGATTTCTTGCCATTTCTCTCTTCTACAAGAAAATCAACTGATTCTATTTCTTCTCTGATTAGTTTCATAGTACCTCAGGAAACTTGAACTTGTTGGACATATGCTGTGCCTAAACCAGACACATGGAATTTGAGTGATCCTCTTAATTCTGCATGTAAGCTTGAATCAAAAGTATCAGTCACAGATGCTGAATCATGATCAATGGTGATTCTTTCACTGAAATAACCTGATGGTCCAGAGGAACTATCAATTGCAGTGACAAGTTTATGTGTGAAATTGAAGTTTGTCTGACCAGGTGCAGTCAAAGTTACCGCATCACCAACACCAAATGGTGAGCCTGTGCCCTCAGGGAAATCAATAATTGTAGATGTACCAGTAGTCACACCAACAACTCTTTGTGAAGATGGACGTCCAATGGATATCTCTTCTGCCCCTGTTGTCCCAACATAAAAATCCAAATCAGTGGCTGTTGGATTTGCTCCAAAAGCAATATGAACTCCATCAATTTTAGCAACTACCCTGATGGTGTCACTTTGATGTGGGATAGGGGATGACGTTCTAGCAACGCCAGGACCATTTAGTATAGTATTAACTCCAACTGGATTTAGGGCGCTCATTATTCCTGATTGACATTGTCTATATTACTTATTTAGTAATTATTCCTCTTCTTCTACCTCTGATTCTGATTCAACTTCCTCTTCATCATACTCTTCCTCTGAATCACCAAATAGTGATGCTGCTATATCTGGTCTAGATGCCTCAATTCTTTCTGCAGATTTAGCAAAAAGCATGTCCTTAATTGCATCACTAATTTGTGATGGTGACTCATCTTTGACTAGTAAATCAATTAATTCTTCCATGTTCTAAAAAGTGTTTACTTGGTTACTAAAATGTATTTATATCTCACCACCAGAGGGTGTTTCAATTTCATCTCCAGATGCCTCTGGTGATTTAGGTGATGAAGGCATATTTGGTGGCTGATCAATTGGACCAGTTGTGGTTACTGGTTGACCAGTTGCAGGATCAACTGGTGCAAAAGGATCAGGTATTATACCTGCTTTTATTTCTGCATCAATAATTTGATCTTGTTCCATAATCTCAGTATCAGTTTGACGCAGGATCTTCCTTCTTACGTAGTCTTTTGAATAATACTTACCAATGTATGGTTCAGCAGTGGCAGCAAGATTTAATCTTTCAGTCAGCAGTTCAGCATCCTTCAGTTCTGCAAAATGATTATCATATAAGAAATCGTACTGAATATGATCTGACATCATATCCCAATCTTCTGGTGTGATGATATTCTTGAGTACTAATTGTGTCTTAAGAATGTCATTAAAAAGATGTGAGAATCTTTTTCTAAGTCTTCCAACAAACTTACTAAATTTTATTTCATCTCTTAAGATTTCAGATGATCTACCAAGACTAAATCCACCTTCTCCTTGCAGTCTTGTTTCGGGGACATTCAATGACCTATAAAGTTTCTTTTGAAAATAATTGATGTCAGTAATTTCACCAAGATTCTGACCACCAGGCAGAGTTGTGATTTCAGTTCCCCTTCCACCTTCTCTCCTAGGAAGCCAGAAATCCTCCATCATGGACATAAATTTCTTGTCATCTCTGACTTCTCCAGTGTTTGCATCATAGACAAGTTTGTTTCTATAACGCATCATCACATCACGCAGATATTGTTCTGCTTTTACTTTTGGCAAATTACCAACATCAATGTAAAAGATTCTTCTTTCAGGTGCTCTTGATAACCTGTAAATGACAAGTGAGTCCTCAATCATCATCAATTGATTCAGTGGTTTGATAGACTTGTGCAGCCAAGACAATGTTGCACCTTTATTTCTATCTACTAAACCTGAGGTGCAGTAGGTGACAGAGTCTCGTGTCATCTTCACACCTTTTGTTCCACCACCACTGTAAGAATTACCTGCTCCACCAGTGTTGCTTTGTGGAGTATAAATGAAAAACTCATCTATTTCGGGAAACTTATAAGTTTCTGGATCTGTTTCAGCACCAGGTCTTTGTACTACTTGTAGTTTATCTTTATTCTTTCTTATCTTTCTGACATATTTCATCTTTGAAGAATCAATATATCTTAGTTCTTGTATGCCCTCTTCTGGTTTCTTGAGGTCAATTACTTTATTGTAATAAAGTCTTCCATCAATGTACCAATTTCTGAATATCTCATGTGCTTTCTTATCAAAATCAAGTAATTCACAAACATACTTGAATTCTTCTCTAATTTTCTTTTTAATGCCATCACTTGCATTGAGATTAGAGAGTTCAATTGTTACAGGACTATCATCTGTATCTGAAACAATTGCTTCATTAACAATATCTTCAATAGCACTATCACATTCTGGATAGAGTGCCATTGATCTATATCTTCTGATAAGATCTGATTCAGTTTTGTATACTCCCTCAATATCTACATACGAACCAAAAAACCCAGTGCTGACGTAATGCTCAGAACCATCCTGGTTATTAGGTGGAACTGGCGATACAACACTGGGTGGTGTCTTCTCTGAATCATCAATAGAGAATCCAAATAATCTTGCCATTATTACAATACTAGGAGTCTGTGCTCCTAGTATTTATCAAGCATCTGTGCTCTCAACAAAATCATTGGTTGAAAGTACTGCTGGAACATTACCAGCCTGATCCATGAGATTAGCAGATTCATGCACTGATACACCATCTGCCTGATATCCAACAAGATAGTATTGAAGAGCAAATGTCACAGTAAACTCTTCAATTGTATCTGTAGAATCATAACTCAGATCAATTGTTGAAATTTCAGTTGGGAACATATCAATAAATGTATATGTTTTTAAGACAACATTCTTGTTGCCTTTACCCTCTCTATTGTTGGTATTTTCCAGAGCATTACCTCTACCAAGTTGTCTTACAATAGCATTTGCCATGTAAGATGTGGGATTGGCAATACCTGTTCCATCATCAAGTTTGCTGATACCATTAGCCCATTTTTCAAAAGCAGTTCTTAATCTGAAGTCTTCATCATTGATGATGGTTACAGTCCAGTCATCAAATGTTCTGTCTCCAGCAACTTTTAGAATTCTGCCTCTGAATGGAACAGGAATAGATGGTGTATTTGATGCAGGCAACTGAGCTGCCTTACACATGAATGCAAAATCTTCCTGCTCATTCTTACCCCAAGGTGAATTCTGATACTGATCAATAATACCTGCAGGGAAGTTGGGCATCTTAACTTCAAATAGATTGGGTCTTGCACCCCCTCCAGCTAGTTTGGTCTTAAACTCAGAAATTGTTTTAGTATTCTTAGACATTTTTAATAATCTCCTTTGTTGGTGTTAGTTTAATCAAACAGATTCACTAAAAGTGATTCCTGATCTTGTAGCAACAAAGGTCAGGGAAATGTAGTTGATTGACCTAGTGGGTTGAATAAAGATGTCAGCTCTAAACTCATTATTATCAATAACATCAGGTGTGTTATTGCTAGCATCACAAATAACCTTGAAGTTTTCAATTCCTCTATTTGCCTGAATATCTCTCAGGAATGGAGTTACAATGTTGACAAAGTTGTCTCTTGTGTCACTATCATTGATTTCAAAGAGTTGAGATTGAGCTGCACTCTCAAGTGCTGTTTCTACAGCAATAAAGAGTCTTCTAACATTTATTCTGTCGAAAGCAGAAGCATACGAAAGACCAGTCTTATCTCCAAAAAGAATTGGACCAGAACCCTGACTTACAATAGGATTAATTCTTGCAGAATAAAGTGTATCTCTTTGATCCTTGTCAGGATTGTATGCAAGTTTGACAGCATTGTTTAGAGCACCTCTCTGTTGACCAGCAGGTGAGAACCAAGGGAATGCATTGATTCCTGTTCTAACCATGAGTCCAGCAACATCACCATTACATGGCAAATATCTAAACTCATCATTAAATCTGTCATAGACATACTTGTAACCAGAATCAAATACTGCAAATGATGAAGAAGTAAGAGCAGAGAAGAATCTTACAACATTGGTTGTTTGTGTTGTGCTGTTAGTAACATTAACAACATTTGCTCTATGGGGAGAAATGACAGCAATACAATCCTTTCTTGAATTTGCAAGAGAAATTAATAGATTTGCTTTTGCTTGTGACTCAAGTTCAGAACTGCAGCTAGGACCCATAATAAGGAAATCAACAGATTGATCATCCTTATTGCTGTATAACTCATATGCAGTCTTAAGATTTCCAAGAGTTGCACTCATTCCACCACTGGCAGAATAATCAACACCACCTGCCATTGTGTATGATACAGGTCCAACTCCAGAGAATACCACTGAGGCAGAATCTTGCCCCCAGAGACCAGCACTGAGTGTATTCGCAGTGAAGTTAGTAGAGAAACCTAGTGGTGTTGGAACTGTTCCATGTGCTGTATCAGCATCGGTAGAGGGATTGTCCCCTACAAAAACATATGCTGAATTATTGGAGACATACTTCTTATAATATGATCTTACTGGATTAGCAGCATCAAATGTGGCATCTTTTGCTTTAGATACTCCATTATACTTCTCAAGTATATTACTCTCAGAACCTGTAATACCACCATTGTCATCAACAACAGCAATATTGAGAGTATCAAATCTTCCACCTCTGGTAGAGGCAAAATTACTTGTTCTTGGTCTTGGAGCAATACTCTTCCAAAGAATAGTTGAATTTGTCAATCCAAGAGTTTGTTGATCATACCAATCAACCTGAGCTGTTACAGAAGTTGTGGCAGATGCAGTTGGTGAAGCATCTGTTCCTGAATTAACAATACTGATTGTTCCTGTTGATGGGAATGATGCACCAAGATTATTTGGTTCATAGTCTACATTAGTGACAGTTGTGCCAGATCCTGATTGATGAACTCTAGAAACAACTTTAACATCAATTGTACTTCCACCATCAGTAACTGTTGTTACTCCAGTAATAATTCCTTTTAGATATCCTGTAAAAACAGAAGTTGTACCAGTTCCAGGGATGGCTGTATTAATGGCCATGGTGACACCATAACCAATTGTTACACCAGCACCAGCAGGATCACCACTGGCAATAGTCAGTCTTTGGTCTGCTTGAGCATCAATTTGACAGACTTTAATTCCGTTACCCCATGATCCAGGGTTTCTGGCAGCATAGTAGTACTCAGTTGATTCTGAGTATGCTGACTCATAGTCATCAAAGTTCTTAATCTTCAGAGAAGAAGATGATGCTTCATCAGTTCCTGCATTGGCATTATTCAGTGTGTCTCCATCAACTCTTGTTACTGAAAGAACACCACCATATGAAAGAAACTCTGATCCTGTCATCCAATACTCATACTGTCTGTCAGTAGAGAGTGGTTTTCCAAAAGTATCAATATACTGCTGTTGGCTTGTAATTCTAATTGGTTCTTCTACAGGACCTAATCTGAAAGGTCCAGCAATAGCACCAGTAGTATCGACAACGTTTTCAACTCTTCCTACAGTTAGGTCAAGCTCTCTGACTAGTACGCCAGGAGACAATTGAGGAGTTGCCATATTCTTCTCCTTAGTTCTCAATTTTTACTAAAATTATTTAGAATTTATGGCACTTTGAGTGGGGAAACATGGAGTGAACTACCAATCTGGATAGTAGATATCAACAACCTTATCTTTTTTCTTGGATTCAAGTATTCTTTTCACAGTGCATATTTTACATTCATAAGAATATGAAGATGGTACGGCACCTCTGTTTTTTCTTGTTCTGTAAAACCCATCCACTAAATTTTTAATTTCCCCACATGTTCTACACTTTCTATCATTAAGAAGTAAATGACCTAATTTTAGTTGACCATCAATATCCATCATCTATAATCCCACATGTGTGATATATCACCATACTCATCAGTGTACCATCTGTCACCTTCTTTATCCACAAAACTTGTGGTATCAAGTCCATCATCTATGAATCCAAATGGTGCCATATCCTGTTCTATTTGATTCTTTTGTTCTTCATATAATCTCTTTCTTACATCTTGATCTGTCAGTTCTTTGAAATAATCTTGTGCCACCAACCATGCATAGATAACAAGACACATTGCTAGGTCATCATTACATCCCTCCTCAGCCTCAAATGAATTATGTTTTGATACAAATGTTGTCAACTCAGATATGATTTCATAATCATTGAATATAAGTTTTTCTTCTTCTATTAATGTTTTTAGATTAAGTGATCCAACTTTTTTGACAGTTTTAGACATCTTGACACCTAGTTGTGTCTTACTGCCAGAGAATCCTTGTCCAACAATCTGACCTGCTCTACCTCTCATAGAACACATAAGAAGATTTTGATACTCAAGATCATACTGTAGAATACTAGCGACCTGGTCACCAATATCATTCACCTCACATAAGATAAAAGCCTCATTATATTGTTTAGCAATCTGATAAATGATATTTGGGAACAACATTGGTTTTATGTCATTGTTCCTGTATTTTGCTACAACTCTGTGAGGAAACTGAGTGATATCAACAACTATAAATGCTGAGTAATCTTCTCCAACACCCCTTGCCACATCAACTGTGATAGCATAATCACAACCTTCTTTTACTTGTTCATATACATCAAGTCCTGCATTTGATTGCTGAGGATTTTCATAGACAAGAGTCTTAAGTTTACTTGGAGCAACAAGAGTGTCAATTGATCCTAAGAACTCACACTCAAACTCAATCTTAAACTGTGCTTCTGAGGTGTTGGCAATAGTTTGTTTCTTCCACTTCTCATCTCTTCCTGGAACCTCTGACCAGTGAACATCAGTAGGAATATATTCATTACTACGATTCTCTGCATCATGCCACATTCTGTAGAAGTGGTTCATGCCATGAGGCGTTGAGACTATTATAACTTTTGTGTTTTTACCAGAAGTAATAGTGGGATAAACAGATGCAAAGAAGGAGTCAGCAATGTGATTAGGAACAAAGGCAAACTCATCAAGGAAAAGGATATTGAATGACATTCCTCTAACAGCACTTGCAGATGTAGAAGCTGCTAATATCTTACTCCCATTTTCTAACTCTAAAGAACCCTTATTCCATGATATAATACCCTGCTGCATCCACTTTGGTAAGTTTTCATATGCAGTTTGTAATCTCCCTAGAAGTTCTCTAGCAGTTGCTGCTTTGTTAGCGAGTATGCCAATGTTAACAGAGTCATTGAAGACAGCATAATGAAGAAGATAAGACACAACTGTAGTGCTTTTGCCAGTTTGTCTGGGCATTTTACAGATGTTAAATCTATTTTCATGGAAATTATTAATTAATTTTTCTTGAAAATCATATGGTTTAAAAGGCACAAGACCTTCATCCAAACTAACAATTTTCACATATTTTTGTGAAAAATAGACTGGATCATTTTTACATTTTACATATTCTAATATCTGCTCTTGAGAAAATTCAATAGCAGTATTAGCTTTCTTTAGATTAGGATTACCAAGATATACATTATCAGACATAAACTAATCAGCAATTCCACTTTCTTAATGACTTATTGATTCTGCTATCTGGATCTCTTGCAGTCTTAGCAGATGTCAGTCTCTTCTTCATACCTTTCATTCTAGCACAGAATGACTTTCTTCTCTTTGCAGCCTTAGATCCCTTCTTTAATTTGGATGGTTTTGTAGTCACTGCGGTCTGTAATTTTGACCCAGGATTTTCTCTTCTGTATGAGTCCACACCTTTTTGATTCAATCCACCTGAGGGATCTTTACCTGCTTTTCTTTGCCATGCAGGTGTTCCCTCCTCAAGCTTTCCCAGGCCGTCTTCCTCCACATCCTCACCCATGCCAGCATGGACATATGAATCACCTGGTTGGAATGGTGTGAGATTGAAACTTCTCAGAGTTGAACCAGGATAGAGTTTACGAATAGCATCCTCAACTTCATCTCTCTTTGGTTTTCTAATTTCTGGGAAGAACAATTTGAGCATATACATCTTTGCTCTCCATGAGAATACCACACCATATACATTTCCTGTTTGTGCAGGTATTCTTACTGCCTCTTCAATGTTCCCCTCCAGACACTGACATGGGTCACATCCACATACTGGACATGTTTCTTCATTTACCACTTCCTCACTAACAGATCTCCATCCACCACCTCTTTTTTTATACCATTTGGCAGCCCAACCGTTTGCATAAGCAGATGGATACACATCAAACTTAGATCTTGCCAGTGCCTTTGCTCTTGACCACAGTGATGGATTTGTGGGTTTGTTCTTTTCCTCTAGGTATTGTAATTCTCTCTCACCATCAATCTGCTCAAGAATTTTTCTTGAGATAGGTGAAAGATGATCATAGTTTGTTGATTCAGAGTCTATTTTATTGGATGTCATGATTGGCTTTCCTCCTTTTCCTGCTCTGTCTGCCACTGGATCTGCTGCTCTTTTTCTTCTTACAGCAGCAGCTCTTTCTGACTTAGACATTTTTGCTGCTTTTTCTTTTGAGAGGCATTTTGGTTTACCCTCCCCCTCTCCTCTGGCACATTTGCCAATACGTTCACCTTTTGTATTGTAACGATCCCAACCACCGCCACCGACGCCACCTTCTTTACCTTTACCAAACCAATCTCTTAGATCTTCATCAATGTGAGATTCATTCATTTTCTTAGTTTTCTCCTTCATTGAATTGATGAACTTTCTGTAAACTGCTGCCTCTGAAGTTTTGCCCATTTCTCTTGCTCTTTGCTCCATGGCAACAGCTGCCTGAATCTTATGAGCATGAGATCTTGATGAATTACGAATTTTACTTACAGATGCTTTTGCAGTAGCAACATCTTTAAATCCAAGACCATGAATGGTGCCTTTTGGATTCTCATCAGTATAGAGATCAGAGTGTTTTTTAGAATTTGCAGGTTGTCCTGGTTTTCTGGGAATGCGAGGATTAGATGCCTCACTCATTCCACCACCATTTCCTCCTCCATTTCCATTACCACCACCATTGCCATTTGAGTGACCATTTCCATTACCATTTTTACCATTACCATTTTT